CGATAGGTGCTAACGACTTCTTTAAGCAGGATAAGACATTTTCATTTGGTGGCGGTATTCTTTCAGGTACGTCTAATACGGTATCTATATCGGGAGCAGGCGCTACGATAGATGTAAGTACATTTGAGTTAACGACTACTAACATACGGATAGATAATTCTTTTGACAGAACGAACTCTAATATAACGAGTTCGGTAACGTATTCAGACACGTTGCAGTTTTCTGGTATATTCTTAGATTCGGACAACTATTTAGGACACATTACCGATGTAGATACTTCGGCTAACAGTGGCTATTTGTTTAGGGTGGGTGGTACTACTTCTAATTTCTTAGAGGTTAACGAAGCTGGTAGTATTGCTAAAATAAACTTCGATACCTTTATTCTAGATGCAACGGATGCAAGCGGTGGTATTAAAATTGATTCAGACAATGAGTTAATTCAGCTAGAAGATGCAAGCAGAGTTAGAACGCAGGTAGATGTTAATTTTGGCACTTTTTCACTTACCGAAACAGTTAAGTACAATGCTAACGATGAAACCTTAATACTTCAATCAACTCCATATCAAACTGGAGCAATACAAATAACAAAAGGAGATTCATTTTATATTGATATAGAAGCTGAGTTAATTACTTTTGGAACATTAGGTGATGGAGATTCTGCATATATAACAGTAGAAGTATACGGAGGAACGACTAGTGGTTCTCAGACCAATTTAATAGCTTCTTACATAGGAGATGATTTAGATACTGTTGGGCAAAGAAATATAGTAAGATTTAGCGCCCACTCTTATACCTATGAATACATAAACGTAAAAGTTATTGTTAACTCAAACGATGGTGACCTAAACGGACAATTTAGATTAAAAGAAAATGTTGTAGTTAAAAGCTATGATTCACAGACTAGAGTTTCTTTAGATGGCGTTTATGTAAACTCTAGCGATAATCAATATGCACGATTAACCAGAAGTGCTAACGAGTTGGTGGGTATCCTCAAACTTAGCGGACTACCAACAAAAAAACCTCAGACTACTGGTATTGTATATAACGATAACGGAACATTAAAAATATCATGACACAACTAGAATTACTCGAAGCAATACAGAACGACCTTAGAAAGCTCAACGTTAATTATGAGGCACACGCTATGATTCAACAAATCATACAAAACTACAAAGTTCGTATTGAAAACGACCAGCAAAACTAGCTACTTTGGAACTCAAACTTAATTGACCTATGGCAAAATTAGAAGTAACAACCATCGCAGCTGGAGCGGCTACGTCTTCAGCAATAGATTTTCAACGGTCAGGTGACCAATTTGAGGTGGGTTCTTTAATCCTAGAAGGAACGTACACGAACACATCCTTTGACGTACAAGTCGAGATAGATGGAACGTGGTTCGACATATACGATACGTTTGGCAACAAGTATAGTGTAACGGTAGCAACTGGTAAACATTCGTTGCCTGCTGATGTGTTTAAAGACGTAAACAAAGTTAGGCTCAAGGGAGTAAGTAACGAAGCGAGCGAAAGAACGGCTAAATTTCTTTTAATAGATATACTAGATTGAGATTACTAGCTTACATATCGCATATCAGATGGGGTGTCTTATCACGCTCCAATCAAATTTGGAATCAATCATCAATGTATTTTGACAAGCATTAAATTATGAATCTAGCAGGCGAACAACTAAAAGACACATACGGTAACCTATTAACGATTGGAACTACGGCAGGTTCACCAACTACTGGAACTATTGAAAATGGTGATGGTCAAGATATTACTTCTTTAACGATTGCAGGAACATCAGATGCAACACTTAAAATTGATTCAAACAGAAGCGATATTATTCTTGCTGAAGGCGATACAACTAATAATAACTCTTTAATAAGGCAACAGTCTAGTTTATTACGATTTGATACGATTGCTAATGATTTAACAACTATTACACGAAGAATAACGTTAAATCATGGTAGTGGCGATATATCCTTCCGAGATGGTTCCAACAACGAAGCCTTTTATTGGGATGCAAGTACGGCACGTCTTGGATTGGGTACGACTTCGCCCAATGGTCGATTAAACATAAAAAGTTCTGCGTCAGGTCAATATTTATTAAATCTTGATTACGCTGATAATACAGATGGCGGTGGTTTTTACGAATCTAGTTCGACTGATTTAACGTTATTTTTAAAAGATTCGAGCGGTAATACTGATGTTCAAATAGCTTCAAATGGTAATAGTTATTTTAATGGCGGTAACGTTGGGATTGGTACGACTTCGCCTAGTGCTGGATTGCACGTGAATGATACAACGTATCCTACATTACGTTTATCAACTGCAACCAGTTACAGTAATATATATCACGATGGAACGACTGGCTCTATTGCATATTCTGCTGATGATGGTGGTGCTATTGCTAGTTCAAGCCATCAGTTTTATATAGATGGAGCACCTGCTATGAAGTTAAATGGCACTGGGTTAGGGATTGGTACGACTTCGCCTAATGCTCCTAATGCTAAATTTACAGTAAAACAAAGCGCAGACACAAGTAAGTATCACGGTGTATCTATTGAAGCTAATGGTACAGATGAATACTTAGGAATAGGATATGATGGAACTAGCTTTACGTTAAGTCCTAGTTATTTAAGCGCAGGAGCGTTTAAGCCATTACAATTTCATACTTCTAACAATCCTAGACTTACCATCGATACAAGCGGTAACGTGGGGATTGGTACGACTTCGCCTAGTGTGGCATTAGAAGTAGCAGGTTCAGTTAGAATTGATAATGGTGCAGGTTTTACAGCTTATGAGGTTTATAGGGATAACATATTATATGGAAGTATTGGTGGTGGTTCAAACCAATTTACACTTCAAGCCTCAAATAGCAAAAGTATAAATTTATTTGATGATAGTGGAGTTGGCTTAACAGTCTTAGATGGCGGTAACGTTGGGATTGGTACGAGTTCGCCTTCAGATAGACTTGAAGTAAAAGGAGCAACTGCAAAAGGAGCGCTCGTTCTATCAAGTGGTGATACTACAATTATTGGTAACGATGTTATTGGTCAAATAAACTTTAAAGATTATGATGCTGATGCTCATGCTGGAGGTGACCAAAACGATTTAGTTAATATAAAAGCAATAGCATTACACGAAAGTGGCGGAGCAACTGCCCTAGATGGTTCAACTGGTGAGGGGTATGCTTTATCATTTAGCACATCTAAAAGACCATCACCTAACGCATTATTTACTGTTAGCGAAGCGATGCGCATCGACTCAAGCGGTAACGCAATTTTAAATACAGATACTTCTAATACTTCAAAGAGCATAAGAATTGGTAGTATAGATGGGACTTCGGGTTGGAGCATTGGAAATGGTATTATTGCTAATAGCCATCAATTTCTTATCTATGATAATACTGCAGGTAGTTCTAGACTTTTAATCGACTCAAGCGGTAACGTATTGGTGGGTAAGACTACATCATCAATAGCTAGCGAAGGTGTAGAATTATTTCCTAATGATAGAAGTGCATTTACTAGAGATAGTGGCTATCCTATACTTGTTAATAGACTCACATCAGATGGTGATTTGATAAATTTCCGAAAAGACGGCACAACAGTCGGAAGTATTGGTACTTTTGGTAGTGATTTATTTATAGGCACTAATGACAGTGGATTACGATTTGAATTTGCAGGTACTAATGCAATTGTGCCTTTTGATGTTAATTCAGTAGCGGTAAGCGATAATGCTACTGACTTAGGTGCTAATACAGCTCGCTTCAAAGACCTATATCTAAGTGGTAGTGTTTATCTAGGCGGTACAACATCTTCCAACGCTTTAGACGATTACGAGGAAGGTACGCATCAAGCAACAGTTACTTGTACAACAAGTGGCACTATCACATTAGATAGTGGAATGGATTTATTATCATACACTAAAATAGGAAGATTAATGACTGTAACCGGTCAATTACAAGTATCTTCCGTTTCTAGTCCAACGGGTAGATTTAGTGTTAGCTTACCAACTAGTATCGCTGATTTATCTGAAAGAGCAGGCAGGTCATCAGGCTCTATTTTTGTAAGTAATACTTCAACAAATGCAGACAATTTTTTCATCAATGGTATTGAAGGTCAAAATTCTTTTACTGTGTATAAGGGTGGCTCAACAAATGGCACTGATGATTCAGCAGACACATTTGATGGTGATGAATTTATTACATTAAGCTTTACATACGTTTCAGCATAAATAAACCAAAAAACAATGTTAGAAAAACAAGAATCATATTCAAAAATAGAAGTCCTAGAATCTGGACACATACAACTTCGTAAAACAATGAAGGTGCTAGATGATGGGCAAGTCATTTCACAATCTCATCACAGAAGCGTAGTAACGCCATTAGACGATATTACTAGCTTACCACAAAGCGTTCAAGACGTTTGCAACGCTTACTGGACTGACGATATTCGCTCAAACTTTAACTCTGACTCAGAATAATGAACTGGAAAATTAACACACTAGAATACACCAACGACAACGACAAAGGAGTTGTAACGGCACATTGGGATTGCTCCCATACTGAAGTTGGAGAAGGCGATGACGCTTTGTCTTATTCAGGCAGACGGTACGGTTCTTGCTCTTTCACACCTGATGCTTCATCTGAAGATTACATCGCTTTTGATGACTTAACCGAAGAAATCGTTCTTGGTTGGGTTAAAGCTGAAGTAGGCGAAGAAGATGTGGAGCAATCATTGACCGACCAAATAGAAGCACAAAAGAATCCTGCGACTTTGAAAGGATTGGCTTGGTAGTTATATTTGGGCAACCTTTAACGTAATTATACAAGATGACACTAGAAGAAAGAATCGAAGAACTGAAAATTCAAGAAGCACAGACACTAATGCAATTGGATGAAATTCGATTCGTTATTCAAGGATATGTGAATACCTTAGAAAAACAGAATGAAGAATCTGATACAAAAGATTGATAAAGCCCTTCCGTATTGGGTAGAACACGCCATTATCGGTGTAGGCATACAGCTCATAGCATGGAGCATTATGAACATTTGGTGGGCAGCTGGGGTAGGTTCCAGCTTCTATATCATTCGAGAGCTTTACCAATGGTTCATACAGGGCAAGACGCACAACGGTAAGTTTGACCATGTCGGTTGGATTAGCCCTGTGATAGCCACCTTTTTATTAGCTTATCTTATAACCTAAAACAAACAGCGAGCAAGCACATGAACGAAGAACGACTAAAAGAGTTAGAAGCCTTTAAAGCTAAACTCGAAATACAATTAAACGAAACCGTATTCTTGATTCAAGGGTACAAAAACGCAATGGAAAACGAAGATGTACCAGAACAAGTCGAAGAAGTCTGACACTAAAAAGAAAAAGCCAAACGCCCAGAACGGGAGAATGGCTATGCCTAAGCGAAAGGGTAGTAACAAGTAATTATACCTTTACGGATATAAACTGTACCCGACTCTGGTTTTTTATGCTAGGTCGGGTATATTTTTTTATGTAACTAAACGTCATCGTAATGACCAATGGTTATGACTATTAGTTAGTACCCATCGGTGGGAACTCGTCATAATACTTTTTATCTGATTCTTTGGCAGCCCAACAATCAGTGTACCCTTTTATGTATCCTTCCTTAAAAGCCTCAGTGATTGACTTCTCTGAGGCTTCTATCTTTTGGGCGATCCCGAAGAGCCATCCTACATAGGTCATACTAGAGACAAAGCATAAAATCGTTACTATTTCCATAATAATTAATTTATTTTTTGTACTAGCTCTAAAAACTCTTTCATATTTAACCTGTGACGAGCGTTCTTGATAGAAGTCATACTTCTGTATGCCTTAATGACATTCTTCGCTCTACGCTTATTCTCGGGCATACTGAGAGATCTTTGCTTTAAAAGGTTTATAATAGTGCTGTGATCCTTTCTATTTAGCTTTTTTGCTATAAATTTTAACGTAAATCCTAATTCTCGTAAAACTAGCGCGTAAACATGTCTTGCGTCTACAATTTCTGATTTTCTACTAGAGCTTAATAACTTATCTGAAGTGATTCCAAATTCATTACACACAATATTTTTTATCTGTTCAGTTTTCATTACCCCTCCTCTAACTCTTTTAGTATTCTTTGAATCTCACGCTGAAGGATTATTAATTCTTTTTTTCTTTCTGGAGTTGCTGCAGAAAACTCTTTAGCATAATCATTTCTTAATCCCTTTAAAAAATCTTGTATCATATTGTTCATTTATTTATTAGTAAAAAAAATACCCCCCACTAGACAGTCTAGCACTGGGGGGTTGATGCTCGCATAAGACTGTGTATAAATCTACAGAAGTCGAGATATATAGTCAAGCATTTTTTTAGCCTGTAGGCGATTGTAGCTTCTTCGCCCTGTGAGCCAATCTCTTAGTAGGAGATATTTTTTGGGTAGGTCTTTAGAACGGTAGTATCTATGTGCATACCAGTGTGGGTCGTTTTGTACATCACACCAAAACACCATCGCTGATAGTTCGTCTTCGGAGGGCTTACCGTGCCCCTTTGGGGAGAGAAGCTGATAGATTCGTTCCTTGAACTTGTTTGACCACTCCATGCCCATGTAGATGGCAACGTGCTTTGAAAAGTCGACCATTGAGTAGGGACTCTTTTTGACTGCATCCTTAATTTCTTCAAGAGTCATTTTGCCTCTGGTTCAGGCTTCTCTTTTTTGATGGTTTGTATCACACCAATGATGGCTACCATCAATGCTGCAATGGATTCGTACATATCAGGCTGTACGCTTACGCCAATAGCACCAGCTATAGCGGTTACACCTTGATACGTTGAGGGTTCTTTTAGTCGGGATTTTAACCAAGTCCAAGTCATAGTTACGGCTCTTTTGTTAATTAAATATACTGTGAAATCAATAATAGGGACGATACGCTCCCTACTCAATACCTTTTTACGTCTAGTTACTTCGGGCATCTTGGTTTGCTTAACGCCCTTTATCTTACCCTGTGGTACACTACGGTTATCTATGGTAACCGCCTTTATTTTCTTTCGCCCTTGTATTGCCATTTTCCGTCCTCGTCTACTTCGAATTCGTGGTATCTGTCGCCTTTATGGTCACAGTGTATAAACTTCTGCTCTGGATAGTAACAGATGCGCTTGTAGTCGGACGCTCTAAGCTCTTCCAAGAGTAGCTCCATGTTAGCGCACGTGTAATCTACGGCTCCAAGTCCAGTAAAGGTGTGTTCGCTAGTTCCGCTTCTGCCGTGCGACAGTTCCCAATCTTTCGAGCGATACCCACTGTTCTCGGATATCTGTATGGGTTGACCTATCTTGTGGCGTATAGGGTTGATTATGGGCTTGTGGTGCTTCTCTATTTTATCAACTACGTGAATCGGAACATCCACCATAACTCGATCCACTAGGAATTCTTTAATGCTAAAATAATCGTAGTACATACGCATTTTGTTAGTTAAATGATAAAATCTAGGTACTTACCACCAAAATATCAATACCAATAAAAAACCCCACTGATCAGGTGGGGCTAAAAACATGAATCATATCAACTAATCTCAGCAAGAGATATACAAACAATATAATAAAACTAAATGAATAAAAAAAGGGACATTGCTCGCACAAGCCCCTCTCAAAATATCACCAAATGACTGTTTGGTTTGTATCAGGATTATCCTGAAAAAGAATGGGGGCTCTCACACCCTCCATCCATTAAGAACAAATGAAAATGCTACTAATGTAGTTTGAGATATAATAGCTTAGCAATTTCATCGCCTTTAGTTCAGAAGGGCAATGCCTCTTCTGTTTCTTTAACCGCTGCAGGACCATCTTCTCGCTCTGCTACCGTTACTTCACCGTTGGTATAGACCACCTTGCCATTACCAAGCCAGATTTTTTCTTGTCCTCCTTCCCGATCCTCTTTGGATTGAGACATAGCAATACTCGCATTATTGCCGAACCTAGTTTCATCGTTAATGAATACGGTAACGTTGGCGTATGTGCCTTTTTTACCTTTGATTAACGATTCTTTTGGGATTTTTGTTACGTCTATAGACGCATTGATTATTGTCGCCATTTTTCTTTTGATTATGTTTATGTTTGAGTTGTAAATATAGATGAGTGTTTAAGTAAAGTCAAGTGTTAAAATTTTGGCTTAGCTATACTTAGCCCGAAATCATTCTCATGAATCATGTGCAGAAAGTCATGAGACAGCTGCCCTCTACGAGTCTTAACCAGTCTCACGAATACGCTTTGATAATCGAAGACTTCTTCATCCTTTTTGCCTTTAACAGCCAAAAAACCTTGATGGTCCCTAGTCACTAAAGATTGAATCATGTTAGGTCTAAACACTGAGGTCATGCAGTGTGCCACGTTTTTAATTGCTTGAGCCCATTGAGCGTCTTTATACTTGGGAACTAAAGACCAGCCTGATCGGTTAAACTCGTTAATAGTAACTTGACTAGGTACAATAACCAACACGTTTAGTTCTTTAGCTATCTGTTTCATAATTCTTGTGACGTGTTGAATCTCAAGGGTCCTGCTATCAAACCTGCCTTGAGCGTAGACCTCTTGAATGTAATCTATCACAACGAAGTCTAAACCGTAGTCCATCTTATTTAGACGACACATGCGTTTAATTTCGTCTATGTCATCCACAGAGTCAATGATTCTTACGTTATCAGCGTGGTATCCTGACATGATTCCTAGCTGTTTAGCAGTGTTCACGTCGTAGTCCTCCATCTGAAACCAAAGACCTTGATACCCTTGCTGTGCAAGTTTACTAGCTAAAAATGTTGCCCATTGGGTCTTTCCGTGCCCAGAATCTGCAAGTATCACGTTTATGTCACCCTTATGAAGACCTACGTCACAATACAAGGTGTCATCCACCTTAGCCTCACCTGTAATGAGTTTCTCCTTTTTAGGCTGATTAGCCTCCCGATCTAGTATCTGAGTCGGGGTAAGGGCAATTTTTTGCGATGCCTCGTCCAGAACCTGAGTTAGTTTATCTATCTCTACCATGAGATCATCCATGGTCGTATTAGGACTGTGGGCTATCTCGTTAATTTGCCTGATAGAAAACGTTAGTTTGTTCTTGTCTGTGGTGTCCTTTAGCGTCCTGAGGTATGCCCTCGTTTCGTCTTCGGATGCTACGTGCATCATCATGAGTTCATAAAACTCACCCACATTCATGCCCTCCATTTTAGCCACGAGGGTATCTTCATTGAATACTACGCCATCAGTGTGTTGCTTACAGGCTTCTAAATATATTGATCGTAGGTGGTGAAAATAGGTAGCATCTAACGTATTAAAGATAAGGTCTCTATACTCTCTTTTTTGTATGAGCGTACCAATCAGCACCTCCTCCAAGTGCATCATGTCATTGCGTATCATAATAATTCTTTAGCCTTAATCTTTCCGTATGCGGTTAAAGAGTACGAAGATGGATACTTGTTTTGAGAGGCTATTACACCCGATTGTATTAGGCTGCATATTGTAGAAAAAGTGGTCCAATACTTATCATGTCCTTTCATTTCCATTCTAGGCTCAATATCAGTATAAGTTACTTTTTCTTGGTCTTTTAATAGTTTTAGTATAGCAAGTTCATTTTTAGTCATTTTTCTTCTCATTAGATTTTGGTCTTAAATCGTTCTTAGTTACCGTTCCGTTCTTGTTAAATATATGAAGGACCCAACCTTTACGGTCATACCACGTCATAGCAAGGACACGAATATACTTACCTGCGAATTGTTTCGCAAAACGTTTATATGATTTTTGTGTGGGTGGTTTATTGGTCTTGACCTGAATGAGCCAAACATTATTCCCATCCATGGCTACTAGATCAAACCCATCAAATGTATCCTCTAAAATATGTTCACAGTCATGCTTCCAACATTTGGTGCATAGCCCTGAAAACAGGTCCTTAGACTTACGGAATCTTCCGCCTAGTTCTACCTCATCCACAATCATGTCCTTTTCTTTGAAGAACTCGATTGCTTTGACTATGGTCCTTCTACCTTTGGCTTTGGCGCTCATAAGCATAAGAAACCCCCACCACCACCGAAATGATGATGAGGGCTACTATTATGGAGGATAACATTACTGTCTCTTAAAGTCATCGGACTCATCCTCAGAGAATACACCCTCTGAGTAGAACCCTGTGATTTGTAGAACGGCTCGTGCCTTTGCTCGTTTCTCAGCGGTTTCCACAGGGTAGTGTGGCAGGGTCTTGCCATTACGAGTGGTCTTAACCGAGCAGTTGTAGTGATTAGCCGTACCAAAAGATTCTACAGTAAAGATTTCACCGTTGGCATCCACCTTAGTGGCTACGGCTTTGATACAACAGTTCTCCTGATTTTCACTTAGTTCGGGTATGACGTGATACGTTACATTGATCTTGTCATGCGCCATAATTTTCTCAACACCAGTACGTGTGATGATGATGAAGCCCTGTGAAGGGTGCTTAAAAAAGTCTTTGCCTGTAAGATTGTATCTTTCCGCAAGCTCTTTCAGAGTGTTCTTTTCTGTGCTCATAGGTATGTTATTTCATTTGCATTTACTAG